CAACTTCGGCAACCTTCTTCAGTTCACCATCAGTCCCGACACCTTGATAGATATAGTATTTCATTAACTAATCCCTCCACAATAATCTTTGTGTGTGTTCATCAATATAAACTGCTCGTAAGTCCGTTGGACTCGTTGGCTTTGAAAAGTAACCCGTATTCGGTGATAAGTAAGAATTACCTTCTCCATCACCTGCTTGGGCCTTAGTGTCATCAATTGGCATTCCCAAGTCAACCTTGATCGTCCGGTTACCGTCAATCAGATACCAAGCACCGAATTTGTAGTGCGGTACGGCATCAAGGTAGAAGTTCCGGGGAATCTTAACCTTAATTGTGTTGGCATCCGGGTATTCCGCAATGCAGTTAATCAGCTTGGTGTTTGTCTGCCCGAAACCATGACTAGTTTTTCCTAAGCCATCCCGTTCAGTTCCGATAGCGTCCTCGTAGTACAGCACTGCCGGACGTAACGGGTGTTCGCATTGATTATGCTTAATCTCAATCGTGTAGCCATAGAGGAAATCTTCTAGGCTGTCCGCACTCAACAAGGATGAGTTCCGTTCCGCAACTAAGCCCATATCAGTATTAATGCTAATGACGTTCTGCTCATCCGGTGTTTCGTCCTTGTGCTTGACCCGGATATTCCAGTAAGCCCCATGACCATCATCGTAGTTGTCCCAACCTTGAGTGATAACTACATCTCCAGCAATTAACGGTGTATATGATTTCATATCTGCAACCGTCTTTAATTGAAATGGTCGATCGTGAAACTGTGCTTGTTTTAAGGTTTCCTGAATTTGTTTAGTCATATCAAGCAATTGCTGATAGCGAATATATATACCGTCCTTAGGATCGTTAATTTCCGCCATTGCATCATTTAAGGCTTGCTTATATTTATTAATCCAAGTTTCAAAATCAGTTTTAAATTTAGCACCAGCATCTTTAATATCCTGAGTGGTTTTATTTCCGGCATCGGTTACCGCTTGAAGAATTTTTTCAAATTCTTCAACATAAATATCTTCAGCTTCCCCAATGTGCGCTAGGAATTTATCATCGATAACATCGAAGTCAATGTCGATTGATGAGATTGTTTCACCATTTTCATCAATAAACCGAAGATAAAATTGTTCCCAATGTCCCGGAACATTAAAAGTATGCTCGTCAAAAGGCAAGGTGAACTTTCCTTTAACCGGTGCATCACCGTGATGAACCTTTAGGTCTCCTATCCGTGTAATAACGTGGCGATGAGGAACCATATTAGGATCTACCCCACCATAGATAACTCCGTAATTACGCAAATTAACTGTGTAATCATTATTTGTTATCCGTAATGAAAGCAAGTCTTGAGTATCACCAACCCGAGCGTTAAAGTGCCCAGAAATATCCGTTTCTTGTTCGTTATATCGTGTTAAGTCTAATGGAACACGTTTTCCATCACCTTGTAACGTCATTTTCTCACTCCTTTCTTTTAGTAATTCATAAACTCTAGAGTGTAACTGTTGAGCTTATCTAACAGCTCGTTACATTTATCAAAATTATTCTTTAATCCCAACATATAAATATCATCTACCACTAATCTTTCAGGCAACCAAAGTTTCAGTTCCGGTGTATCACCAATATCTTCATCAATAATATCGTTATCATTAAAATCTCCGACAACATTGTTCATAACCATTTGAAGCCGCTGGATACAAGACACCGTCCACTGATAAACAACACGATTCAGCAAATCGGTTGGATTGTTTAACTTCACTACCTGAAGATCCGGAAGCTGAACATCTTGATCAAAATAAGGACTTGCCTTTGAGTACAAGTCCTTAATTCGATTATAGATGTTTTGAATATTATTCTGATACGTTGCTATCAGATCCATTTTGCTTATCTCCATCTTTTTTGTTCATATCATTCAGTTCTTCAAATTTTTTATCAATAAGATTTTGTACCATTGGCTCTAAATATTTCCAAAGTCGCTCAGCATCCTCTTGCCGATATTTACGACCATAGATCGTATCAGTCACAAAAAAGTGAGCACCGTTATCATAAGAGTATCCTGCTCCCCACATACCACTGACGGAATCATATCCATATTGAAGAACTATACCTTGAATATAATTTCCAGAATCATTAGGTTTAACTATTGGCACATTCTCTTGCTCGTCATCACTTCCGGCATTATACATGGACACTATTGCCACCTCCTAACCATTGGTAAATCTCTGAATAGCTTTAAGCTGTTCACGGCTAAATCGCATGTCGGAGCCTCGATTAACATTAATGTTTGCGAAATGGTTTTCATGCTGTGTACCAGTTGCTCCATAGTAATCAATCTGCTCAACATTACGGTTCATTGCATTAATATCCCGATACATGGCATAGATAGAATCTTTCATCACTAGCCCTGTGTTATTCCAAGTTAATGAAGCTTCTGAATTAGGATTAAATGGATTATATTCAATCCCCATCAAAACCATTTTTTGATTAAAATGATTTTCTGGAATGACTACCTGACAAGTATCGCCAAGTTTGAAATCCGTTTCGCCATATTCGTTATTAGTTACTGTTGTTGGTGGATCGTAATGAACTGAATTATCAACATACTTTTTCAACGCATCCATATCGTAAATAGAGTCAACAATTACTTGGGGACCTCTATGAAGCCCATATTTCTTGACGCTATCACCATTGTGGTAATGGTAATACAGTGAATAGTAAGTCTGAGTAGTCGTGGTTGTAGTATCGCCACTACCGCCAGTTTGACCATCACCACCATTCTTAATCATCGCCTGTGGATCAAGCCAAGTCCCATCATTCAAAAAAGCGTGACTAAAAGCTTGCTGAACATTCATTCTTGTTATTCCAATGTGAAGGTGGTCAGTAGTTCGATACCCAATCACTTGACCACATTGTATCTTTTGACCATAGCCAACAATGATATTACTTGCAGAGCTAAAGGCTTCCTGATATTCCACATTCAGCCCTGTTTCATCAGTAATGACTAAGTACCATTTAATCTCACTACCACCCCAAGTAGCAGTAGTAGTTACTGTTCCACCATGAATTGCATGAACTTCTGAACCAGGATGATCAATTGAACCAAAGTCAAGGCCATCATGAAACCCGTTTGTTCGGAACCCACCACCGGGTTGAACACCGAATAGTTGTCCACCAGTAAACGAGCCTTCACCGACTGACGGGAACGGCCATCCCCAGGCACTGCTTGATTGTGCTTGAATAGTAGCTTTAGAAATTGGCGCTCCGTGTGGTGACCAACCGCCTGAACCACTAATCTGTTGTCGCCAATTAGGAATATTCATCATAGCGATTAGCTGGTCGAGCCCTTTCATGATATTGGTATATGGCGGGCGACAATAGTAATTGAATGTGGAATCAATGAACTGCAACAGTCCTTTTGATGGGTGACCTGCTGCTGCATTTGAGTCCCAATTATTAACCACATCTTCACGACCACTAGATTCAATCCTAATCCGGTTATTGATATTGGCGACATCATTAGCGGAAAGATTTTCGCCAACAAGGCTAGCAGCGTTCTGCATAACCGGTTCCCAATTACCATTAACCGGTTCAGTTACACCATTACCATTCCCGCCACTTCCGGCAGTAGTAATGTCTTTTTCCATCTTTCCACCGTAGACATCAAAGTCGTTATACATATCATTTCCATCAGATTGAAAATTGATAGAAGTAACATTATTCAAGTAGCGGAACTGCTTATCAGTAGGATGGGCTAAACTATCAATGTCATAAATCTTAAGCGTGTAATTATCCGGAACATAATAAGCACCGAATAATGAAAGATTTTGACCAAGCCATTCGTACAATGAACCAGTGCAATCAATAGCTGCATTAGGAAAGTTCCCGTGAAGTTCATAATTAATACCTTGATCATTATTGTTAAAGAACTGGTCTAATCTATCCTGTAATGAATAGGTTTGTTGTTCATCAGTCCGTTTAACCACAACTCCCGGTTGAGGATCACCGCTATCACCTGAATCACTTGATGAGTTACCGCTAGTGTCTGGATTATCTTCGGTTGGTTGTTTGGGGTCGAGTCTTACATTCTTCATCATGTCAATTAATAAGGCATTAGCAGTGACTTGCATAGTTGGTAAACCATTCTCATCAAATCCATTTTCTAACTGCTGAATTGTATAAAACTGACCATGATAATAGATATACCTCTTCATTTTAAGCATGTTAAAGGCATCTTTATATTGTTCAGTATAAGTAGCAGTGAATGATATTTCATAAGAGGTATTTAACTGAAAATTCACCTTGAATGAGTTATATAGGTCTCTCCAATCAATACGTTCTTCTACACCAGGCGTTCCCCCATTATTATTGAGGTCGCTCGTAATTAATACCGTTTCACTCATGATAGCCACCAAAATGGAAAGTCAAATGTTATCTTTCCGGAGAAATTGTCCACCAAGATTTTATTGTTACCAGGCTGGAGCCTAATAACACCATCGTCAGTTTGCATTTGATCTGATTTGCCATTTAGAGTTGTCCTTACTCCATTAATTTCCCAAGTACCGTTAAATGGTGATTGACCTTCTCCGCTTGTTGGTGTATCACCACCAGATCCAGTCGTGTATGCACCAATACGTGAAATTGAATCACCAGTAGTCTTGTTGGTAATTTTCAGATTCCCGCTAGATGTACCCTCACAAATCACCTTAAGTTCATGTCCTCGTCTTTCTGGATCAATCATGACATCAGAAGGATTGTACACGACGAAAGAATTACCAGTAAACGTATACTCTGGTTTAGCATTTTTCATGTTATTACCAAAGCCCTCATTTTGAACATAGGTTAACGATGTGCCAACACTCCGACTCAACCCGATAAGGTCAGTAAAAGTGACCGTAGCAGACCAGCTATTAGCAGTAAACGTAGGAGCTGATAATTTAGCTTTAACGTAGTACATTCGTTGAGGCCAATCTTCCCAACAAATCCAATAAGCTTCACGGCTAACTAAGAACCTCTGTAAAGCATCATAAGCTAACAGAGAATCGCTCTCATCTAAATTATCTTTCGCAACTACTTGCATGGTAATCTGACGGGTATCGTACGAACTTGAAAGTAATCGTTGACCGTCCATCAACCCAACCTTTTTCAGGTTGTCGGTTTGAACAGCCGGCTGAACGTCAGGAGAACGATAGCAGTAAACTCCTTCAAGCTCCGGAACATCAAAGCAACTATCCCATGTTTTACCATCAGCTGAGATTGAATACTCAATCGGTTGGTAATGATAATACTTTCTTGCTCCTACACCGTTTTCGGTAGGAAGCAAGAATGGATACATGCTTGGCACATTCTTTTTAGTTGAGAAAACTTGAACCATTTATCTTCCTCCTTTCATCATTTCAATTCGCTTAGCATTGTACTTATTAGTAGCTCTAGCAGCATCATCAACAAAGGCAACAGGTTGTAGGTTAATTCCATCAATCCGTTCAATTACCTCCTTTACCAGCCCAACAAGCGGGTTAGTTGAATCACTGTTTTGTGGTAATGGATAGCTTGCTGGTTGATATTGAGCAGTCGTTATTTTAGGCATAGCAAATCGAATGTTAGGATTGCGATGTACAACGTCTCTAGCTGCTTCTTGAATCAACTTCATGGCATTGGGCTTATTAGGGTTGATAACATATTCATCACCATCTTCACCGACCAAGCCAAATTGAGCCTGCATGATATGACCACCATTAGCCCAACCGTGACCATTGCCGATATTGCCCCAGCCACCTTCGCCACCGTGATTAAGAGCATTGATAGCAGCTAAGATCTGGTCAAATCCTTTGTTGATATCGTGATACTTACCAACCGCCCACGTATTAAACGTTGACGGGATGAATTGCAGTAACCCTTGTGACGGGTGCCCTGCCTTAGCGTTGCTATCCCAATGGTTAGTAATTACTTCACGACCGCCTGATTCAGTTTGAATCTGACGTAACAGTTTAGAGATTTGCCAACCAGCAATGTTGAAATGAAGCAAGCGTGCAGCGGACTTGATTACGGGAGTCCAGTCACCGTTGATTGGTTCCTTGATAATCCCTAACAAATCTTTTAAGACGTTAGCAATACCGCGTGAGAAGCCAATAGCGGTTGCTTTTCCAAACGTTGGTACAATTGGTGTGCTTGAACTCCAATTAGTAACCTTCAAGACTAAATCACGTGAAGCCTTTACCGGATTGTTGATAAATGCTTCAGCTAACTTGTCTTGCTCATCTTCAGATAGTGTCCCGCTGTCATAGTGAGGAATTGAGTTGGCACGTAAAATAGGGTCAGAATGTTCAGCATCAATAACTTGGGAACCGGGTTCCAGATTAACTAGACGATTTAGTCCAGCGAACACTTGCCAACCACTAGAAGGTTGCCAAACAAGTTCTTGCTTATGTGGCCCAGAACCATCGTTAACCATTGCCAACCCGCCTGGGTGACCCGAGTAACCACTCATTGATGTACCTTTTGCATAGTGAATTGAACTTAGCTTCTTATCACCGCCAAAGTCACCAATGACGTTATTAATGGCTGAGATACCACTGTTCAACCGGCTAACAATTCCTGACATTGCCTTTTGAGCAATTCCGGGGAGCTTATCAAAGCCACTCCGCATTGAACTAATAACATCACTAACCCAACTTCGCCAACCGCTTAAAAACTTGCTAGTAAAGCTGGATTCTCGGCTTTCAATTGAAGATAATCGACTTGAAACGGTGCTATTAACCTTAGACAATCCCCGAGATGGGTAAGTATCAATGTGCTCCCAGGCATTCTTCCAATCCCGATCAAAAAGACGACCGAAAGAGCGCAGTTCTTTTTCGATCGTTTTTGTCATTGATGAAAACTTACCAACGAAGCTATGTTTACCACTCATTGACTTATCAGCAACAGTCATCTGCTTAGCGATTTCTTTGCCAAACTGGTATTTGCGAACCGTCTTATAAAGACTGACTACACTACTATCCAATCGGTCAAGTGGATTCTTTTTACCTCTGAAATCTTTCAGCGCCTTATCCATCGTCTTGAATGCATCAGCAGAAGTCTTTATAGGCTTTGCTAATTGCTTCCAATACTTGGCACTCCGGTTAACAGAAGAGTTCATCTTATCAAGTGTCTTGGTAAGTTTTGCCTTCTTTAGCTCGTTTGAAAGTTTTTTGATGTACTGAGCAATCTTATTGCCCTTCAATGTTCTTTCGAGCTTAGGTAAATCCTTATTTAGCTTAGCAAAAGCATCGTTCTTCTTCATTTCCTTGTTAAAGGAATTGAGAGATTTAAATGCAGCCCCAATTTTCTTGATAGGTGTAGCCAGCTTGCTCCATGACTTAATCGACTTATTGAGCCGACTATTCATGCCGTTGAGTTGTTTGGTCGGGTCATTCTCTTTAATAGACGCTTTTAGTTTCTTCAATGAACCGGTATAAGCCGTGATAGCTTTGTTCATTTCCTTAACGTTAGCAATGTCCTGCTTAGAGTAATGATTGCCCCCAAGTGATTCAACTACCTGTGAAGATGGCTGTTTGGATTTATGAGAAGAATGACTTTCTGGTGTAGACTCACCATTCCACCAATTCTTGAACTTTGTCCATTCTTTACCTGCCCATGACATCATGCCCGACCAAGCGTGTTGAAATTTACTTACTAAAGTGTGGAACGAAATCCTCCCAGTAATTAACTCGCCAAGCATATAACCGAGTTTATAAGCACCTTTGAGTACTCCGACAATTCCTTTCAACAAGAAGCCACCGAACATCTGTCCAGCCATCGATCCAATAGCCGCAACAGCAGGACCACCAAAGTACATACCAATTCCAGCACCAATTAAGCCACCAGCGCCCTTACCGATTTCGTTAAGTCTATCTCCCTTAAAAGAAGGCGTAAGTCCACGAGCTAAATCAATTGCACTCAAACCAATAGTGATACCAGCGCCAAGTTTTCCGGCAATTCCCTTGCCCAGACTTTGAATTCCTGTAAGCCCTCCACTGATACGAGCGAGTAATCCTTTGCTTACCGCTTCACCAGTTTGCTGACCAGCTTTACCACCGATAATTGGTAGCGTACTTACAAACCTACTCCATGAAGCCTTGAATCCACGTTCATCAAGATAAGGGGCTATTTTGACACCCTGCTCAGTAGCGGTTCCAAAACGTCCAAGACGAGTTGCCGCTGTTTCATCCATTACTTTCTTAGCACGTCCACTATTCAGATAACCAATATCACCTAGCAGACTACCCGTTGGTGACTGAATCTTGCTTAGTGTGGTAATAGCCAACATGTTCTTGTAAAGCTCATTCATTGCCTTAGCAGCACCCATAATTTTAGATGTCACAAAGTAGGTAGCCCAAATGCGACCAATAATTTGCAGAGCGGTTTGGTGCTTAGCAATCTCAGCAAAAGCATCAGCAATTCCTTTCATTCCAGAACTGTGAACGCCCGGAATTAGGTGTAAGAAATCAGACAACGCATAAATAAAACCGGTACCAACGCTCTTCGCAATACTACCAATTGAAGCAAATATTTTAATAATGCTGGTGCCGTTACGAGCTAACCATTCAGAGAACTGGGTTACAGCATTAGTAAGACCGTTGACCATGTTATCAAGGGCTTTACTAATTGAGCCACCGCCGAATGCATCAGCGAAGGCTTTCATAATAGCGGCAACACCAGTGTTAGCTGCATCGCCAAGCTTACTAAATTCCTTCTTAGTACGGTCATCAGCAACCCACTTGGAAACCTGCTTCATGATTGGATTAACTGCCTTGTTCAATGGATCAACCATTGCACCAAGCAGTCCCTTACCTTCAGCTTTAATTTGTCGAAGCATACCGGGCAAAGTACCCATCAAGTTATCGGAAGCTTTCTTATAATTATCCCCAAGTTCGTTCATAACTGCTTCAGCATCTTTAGCTGAGATTTTACCAGCCGATATTTGCTTCCGCAGTTCATTCATCGTTAGTGATGAGCTGTGTTGAACCTTTTGTTCGTATTTAAGTAAAGCTTCACCAAACATTGGGAAAGCATCGGTAATCTGGTTCAATTCACCCAAGTGTAACGTCGAAGCCGACAGCATATGAGTAAAGTCCATCCCCACTTGGGTTAGACGATCACCAGATAAACCAATGGCATCACCCATTGTTAGGAATGACTTGGTTAACTTTTCAGTTTCCGGTTGGTTATCAAAAACGTGGTAAAACTGTTGAGCCAACTCGTCCGTAACGTCAACAGATTGTCCTAAAGTATTAGAAAGGTTAATGATTGACTTAGTCATCTTGTCGGCTTTACCAGCAGAACCGGTTAAAGTCGTCCAAGTGGCGTTCATCTTATCAAGCTCGGCATTGTATTCAAAACCTGCCTTAACAGCACCCAGAATTCCGTTTTTCATCGTTCCTAGTGCTGTGCTGACGCCATTGAATACGCCCTGCCCGATAGCAGTTCCGGCAATAATATCACGTAAACGGTGAGCACTTTCTCCCGTTTTACGCATATCAGATTGAATTGAGTTAAAAGTAGTTGAAGCTCGTTCTTTTAATCGGCTAAAAGAGCTTAAAATACCCTCGGTACCACTGACACCCAAGCGTGTTTCATGGCGCGTTGGTAACCTTTTAGTCTTTTCATCAATCTCATTAAGCTTATTAGATGCTTGGTCTTGAACACCAATATGAATATTTTTACCTTGATCATGTTTCAGCTTCATGTATTCAGCTTGAATTGCTTGAAGCTGAGTAATCGCATTACCAATGACGTTAATATCAATGTTATTTCCGTATACGGCCATTATTTACCTCCTTTCTGCTTTGATTTCCTCATTTCAAGAATCTTAGCCATGATGTCAGCTTGCTTAACTTCCTCATCATCAGCGTCTAGCTCGTTCTTGTGTTCTTTATCAATCTGGGACAATTCTTGTTCAATTGATTCCTGAATTGCTGAACTAATCTGCATAATGCTGTTCTGGTCGAGTGTTACCCATTGAGCCATTAACGGGGTTTGCTGAAGCATATTAGCTAGTTTCACTCGCTGATTTAGTTGCTGACGCTCATAGCCTTCTATCATTGCGTCAAGGAGGTAAGGATTTAGTTGTTCGAAATCACTAATTGAAGTGATTCCTGCTTGTTGCCGAGCGATTACAAGGTATTCCCGGTATCCTTTAGCATTTTGTCGAATTCGTCGAGCAACGGCTTGGATTGGTCTTTTAGTAAGTTGTACCGTTGAACCAGATTGTCGTAACGCTCCTTTTCTTCCTTTGGAGCGTTCTTTGCCGGCTTCTTGAGTTCCTTGAAGAACTTGTCGTACCCTTTGATCTGACGTTCGATGGAGTTGATCCACTGCTTCATCAAACCCTTGAAAAAACCATTAGCGGTTAATTCAGCCATCAAATTTTGAGCCAGCTTGTCGATACCTTCGCTACCCATGAGGTCGGAGGCAGCATCGAACACTTCAGAATACGTGGGCTTGTCCTTGCCTAAATAAGCCAGTCCACCGTTCAAAATATTCACCAAGGTACGTGGGTTCTTTTGAACCAATCCAGTAAATAAAGCATCAAAAATCTCACTATCTTCTTGCTTCTTACCGTCGCTATCAACGATCTTTTCTTCCCAAAGAGAGAGACTTGCAAAGTTAAACTTTACTTGTGATTCCTTATCGCCAAATTTTAATTCCATTAGTCTTACCTCCTAGTTAAAACTACTTGTCTTGATTAGCAGTGGCATCTGTTGAAACGCTTCCTGGAACTTGAGTAGCAGTCCCATCACCAACTTCAGTAGGCTTAAGCATTCCGTACAATGCATTACCAAGATCAAAGGCATCATCTTCAAGTTGGTCTTCAGTAATCACGCCATCTTGGGCGATTCCTTGCACTTCAAAGACAACAGAAGATTGGAATACAGAGTTAAGCGTTTCAGTGTTTGGCAAGGTTGAGATAATGCATTGCGCATATTCAACAGGCGCTTGACGGCTTGGCTTAGTACCACTTACTTGGTTGAAGTCAACCCGGTACAAGTGAATTGTGATTTGGTCCTTCCAAGCGTGCTTTAAGGCATCCCATAAGCCGTCACCTGTTTGGAAGTAAGCCAACACAGTCCGTTGTTGGTTAGCAGAACCCGCCATCTTAACATCGAACATCTTAGTTTGGAGTGTTTGAAGTTGACGGGTGTTAGTACCAGAGGTTTGACCTTGTAATCCAATCATGCGAGCCTTGTTCGCTTTTGGTTCATCATCGAGCTTCATGAAATAGATGTACTTATTAGCTGCATCCATTTTTACAGCCTTATTTTTAACTGGCATTATTTATTCCTCCTAATTTTCAGTAATAAAAAAGTCGGCTCGAACAACTCCGTGAATTAACTTCGTTGAAGTTGTCGTGTCGACTTGTGGTTGCGGTGATATCAAACTGTCTGTCTGATATTCACACGGATATTGAGTTAATTTGAGATGAGGTAACAGGATTTCTAACTTATCTAGCGTATCCATTAGCGAACCCACCTCATCAGCATTCCAATAAAGATCAATTTGTTGGGTATAGACACCAGTAGTCACTAACTTGTAGCGAGATTGTTCAACTCGCCAAGGAATCTGCACAATAATCTGTGGATACTCTAGCTGAAAAGTATTAGGATCATTAGCCTCATCCCCAGTTAAAACAGTTGTCGCATAAGGACTTACTAGCTTAATGACACTCTGCAACATGTCCGTACGTGGTAATAGTAGATTGTCGATTAGAAGCCAGCTCCTTTCATTAGTTCTGCTACTTCTTTGCTAATAACTGATTGCATTTCCTTATTAGATTGATACATAAACGGTTCAGGTGCTGGGTGCTTTCGCGTTCCATATTCAACGAACCCACCATACTCAGTACCTTTCTTAGTTGTTGCTTCCGGATAAACTTGAAGTCGTCCATCGGTAAGCCTGTGAGCTTTAATTGACCGCATTAAGTTACCGGTCGGGACATAACCGCTTCGGCCATGCCCCACCATTCCTCGTTCAATTATTTGGGCTTTTCTTACGTTTTGACGACCGAGTTCAGTAAGCATTGATTCCGAACCAGAGTTAATCAATCCAATCTGACGAATAATCCGTTCAGCTTCTTCATTCATCCCTAGGGACTTTAATTCAGAAGCTACCTGTGTCATTGGTTTAGAGTAATTATCTGTTACACGGTATTCAACTACCGGCCTGATGTTGTCATCGGTTAAACTGCCAGCATTGTTCATGTCGATCAATTTACCAACGATATCTTTCATCGACATCTAATCACCCCACCTTTGATTTAGTGTTGAAAACGAAAAAAGCCACACTGTTGGTATGACTTCGTGGCATTCTCACATCATAAAGAATGCCCTTTTCAGTTTTAGGATCATATTCATCAACGAATGCAATCTTATCTGGTAGCGGTGGACTACCATTAACAATCACAGTTTTGGCGTCTTGATATAAGCTATCCCCGCCAAACAGTAACGTCTGTTTTTGTAAACCCAAGTCATTTACTCGACAAAAGAGAGCTTTCTTCAAGACAATATAATGCGAGTGCTTATCGAACGGGTTCCCACCACTACCAGGAGTAGCTGATTTTTTCAATAAGTAAACATCTCTAACTCTAGTCAAGACTCATCACCCAGCCCTTGCGTCCAGATTGTGCCTTGTTGTCACGATAGGCGTTCAACTGGCTCATGTAAGGTGCTAAGTCGTCCTCACTCCACTGGTCAGTTAGCCCTTCTTCACCCGCTTGGGTCTTACCTTCGTTGCCACGCTTGGCAAATTTAGCGAGTGCCATCTCCGTAATGATCCCAGTAAGCACATCTGGCAGATTGCTATAATCCTCACCGGTATAGAGAGCTACCGACTTGCAAGCTAGTTTGATGTATAGCTCAACCATCGGTAAGTGGTCATTATCATCAATTCCTAGTGCTGTCGTAACATCATCTAAAATTTCTGATTGAATACTAGGCGTTGCCACTAGTATCACCACCATTTGCTAGATTAAGTAAATCAGCTTTCTTCATATTTGAAGTATAGTCAATCCCTTGGTTATCAAGATGTTGTTTAATCTCAGTTACAGTATTGTCAGACGTAACGCCCGCTCCATTATTGTCGAGCGGTGTTATTTTCCCTGGTTGTCTTGTCCTACTTGAGGTGTAGCTGGCTTTGCAGTAGGAACAACTGGTGCGAATTCCTTGTCTAACTTAGCCTTGTAAGCCACAACTTGAATGTGACGTGGGTCAACGATTGAAGCCCAAGTGTCACCCTTGGCAAGTTCGGTCATAGTGACAGTTTGACCAGCAGGTGCGAAGGTTTTAGATACAGAAGTACCAAGTACGTGAGTAGTAACTACCCGACGGTTGATAACGTTTGTCCGTCCACCTTCATTACGCGCTTCACGTTCGATTTCAACTGCGTTTTGTGGGTTAGCAACTGAATAGCCAACAGCACCGTTAGCAAAGACGTATGAAGTTACAGAACCATCATCGTTAATCAGGTTAGGGTCATCGTCTTGTACAATTTGCATTCCGTTGTAAACAGAAATTGGGGTTACAGCGTTAGCAGGTTGCACAGTTTCAATCAATTGTTGATCCTTCATTTCAGCGTAAGTTGAAGAGTGAACCACAATCTTGTTGAGGGTGTTATCTTGGAGGTCACCAAGCTTAGCAATAGCAGCCAAGAATCCACGAGCGCTAAATACTCCAGAATCTTCATACTTCTTAGCAGTAGCAATATCAGAGTTAGCGAAGACACCCTTTAAAGTAGCGAATAACAACTTTTGGTCTTGGTTGTTCCAATATGCACTGAATCGACCTGAAATAGTTGATTGTGCAGGCGCACCAGAAACCTGTTGTGAAATATCAGTCCAGCCAAACGCTTGAGCTTGGCGGAACTTGAAAGCCCGTTGTTCACCGGTAGTAAGACCGTTAACAGCGATGTCTTGAGTATCAGTCCAAGTTTGAGCGTCTGGTCCTTCCATGATGTCGTTGATGTATGGCATATGGATAAAGTTACCGGGTGCTAGTAATTGACTGCCAAGTGATGGGTCATTAGTTAAGATTCCAGAATTAACTAATCGGTTAGTCTTCATTGATTGATTTAGTACATAGTTAGCGAACACTTCAGGAATGATTGCGTCCGCCAAATGAAAGCGTGTATCAGCCATTTAATATTCTTCCTTTCTAATTTTGACAAAAATAAAAACCAACTAGCGACTTGCTAATTGGTTGTAAAGAGCTGGATTTTCCTTGTAGAGTTTCGTCTGTTCGTCTAATGACAAATCAGATAGCTTCTTAGTGCTATCAATATTGGCTTTTGACCCAACCTGTGGTTGCTTGGTACCAGCTAGTCGACTATCAACCCCAGCTTGAACCGCCTTATTGTATTCATCAGCAAATGACTTCATATTGTTTTCAGTCTCTTCGTTAGTCTTACCGATTAAACGCCCAACCATGCTAGACGGCACGTTGTACTTATCAGCAATTGAGTGTCCGAAAGAAACTCGGTCCCGTTGTTCAATTTGAGCGCTAAGTTGAGCGTTCTTTTTTTTGAGCTTCTTAATATCATCGGCTGCTTTTTCTTCAGCACTCATCTTGGCCCGCCGTTCTCGTTCAGCTAACTGTTCGTTAACTTTGTTTTCAACGGCTTGGCCCATCTTTTGCTCATAATCAGTCATCTTCTGCTTATTCTCGTTCTTGATTCCACTAACGATTCGATCGATATAAGCTTGTTGTTCATCTGTAAATTCCGGCTTAGGTTCGTTTGTTTTTTCCTTGTCCTTTGGTTCCGGTTCACTATCAACAACAGTCTTTTTAATTTCTTCTGACATTTGAAAATCCTCCCGTTTTACGCCCGTCGGCTTATTCCGTTTAACCCCCGTCGGGTTCACCGTCCGGCTTGACCACCTGCCTGCACGTTTGAGGGTATAAAAAAACCAACCATTCTAATTTGAATGATTGCTAAAATTCCATTGATTCAATATCTTCTTTGGTTGATTCGACAATATCGCATTGGCAGTTAGGGTGAAACGGTGCACAGTTAACACCCGGCTGCATATCGCTAACCTTAAATGTCTTACCGTCCATTCGTTCGCAGAACTTGCAAGTGTGACTGCCTAAAACTGAAACATTAGTAAAATACTTAACTTTGCGACGCTTGAAATCATCCTTTAACGCGTTAGCAAACGTATATGCCGATTCAGTCCTCAATAGTCTTTCAGCGTTGTAAACGGCACCTCTACCTGTTGAGTCGCTACCCGTAAACATATTAGCTAGTTCTCGGCTATATTCCTGTGGTTTGATGTGGTTAATGTTAATCTTATCAACTAACTGGTTAACCTTATTCATCATTGCCACAGTATTACGATTAATTGCTTCATCAGTATCAATACCAGAGCCAAACTTCTGAACCATCTTCGATACAGACTTTTGAGCAAGCACTCTATGATACTTGCCTGGTATTCTTCGAGCTAGTTCATATTCATGCTCTGTTGTAGTTGGCGGTCGACCATTAAGGCGATTAAAGTAACGATTAATCTTCTTTGTAGCCTTACGATAGCCAACTGTCCTAACTTGTTGCGGTATCTCCTGCAATGTATCAGCAAGTTGTAACCGTCTTTGATGTGCAAGAGACAATAATGCAATACCAGTGCTTACCTTTACTGCTTCGTTAATCGTAGCAATTGAACGTCCGGTCATTGCAACAGCAATCAATGCTTGGTCACCCGAATCAGCTTCACGATACATAGTCATTAATTCACTTAATAACTGCTCTTTTAGCCGTTTTGGTGCTGGCAGGTTCCAATTATCATCATCGGATACAAACTCGCTAATAATGCCCTCTATTTGAATCTGAGTAGCATGATACATTGACTGAAGCTCTTTTACTCGTTTATCTGAACCACCATAGATTTGGTTCGCAAGTTCTGTTAGTTCTTTTTGACTCATTGCTCATCATCATCCTTACCAGAATCCTGTTCATCTTGGTTCCGGTTTTGCTGTTTGAACATGTTAGCGTCTAAGCGGTCAGGGTCGTTCTCGGCTTGTTCTTTCTTTCGCTGCATTTCTTCCTCTTGCTTAACACCAGTAGCAGCGGTTAGATAACCGAAGACAGTTTCTTGTGATACACCAGCCTTAAGCAGGTTCATCGCATTAGTAATTGTTTCGGTATCGTTCTTAGGTAAGTTAGGTGGAAAGTTAAGAGTAACGTTGTTAACGAGTGTTTCATCAGGAATAACGTTCTTAATTCCCCAAAAGTGAGCAACTAAGCGCAGGCGACGCTTAACCCCACGACTAAACAAGTCATTTTGGGTCTCACGAATCTGGTCACTACCGAACAGCTTATAAGCCATTGCAACACCCGAACTATTACCACCGAAGTTCTCGTCACTAACATTCGGTGTATTGGTATCCGTATAGGTATCACGAATAATTTCATCAAGGTGGTTCTTCCAACTTTCGATTGGTAGCTCCTTGGTTAAGTATTCAGCACTAGATGGGACAACAGTAACACCACCGTTAGCATTATTGATGATTGATGGTTTCAAGTATATTACCTTGCTAAGTGTATTCAGGTATGGACTGTTAGGATCAATCTCCCAAACTAAATCACCATTATCGTCATATACCGGATTGCCGTCTTTGTCCTTAACAATCTTCTTCATTGTTTGCGGAACATCAATATCACCGTTAACGACTAGTGTAGCGTTACTGAAGTCTTCTTCGCTGTTAGCCATTTCACTGATTGCTTTATCATAGCTATCAATCAAATCTAAGTCAGGTTCCCAATCGCCAAGTCGTTCATCATTGTTAGCATATTCAGTAATTGGCACCCGTCCAAAGAAGTGTTCCTCTGGTTCACCAGCAAGCACTAGCTCATCCCCAACACTGTTAATTGGCTTGTAGTGATAAACCTTGTTAGCAGTGTAGGCAGTCACGTAAAACTGTGACTTATCATTGTAGTTGACCATGTAGTAGTACACACCGAATAGCGAACTCTGATGAATATTTGTATCGTAAACCACAAAGGCATTAGCTGGGTCAAGCACCGTTAGTTCAACGTTAACTTTATCGTTGCCGTCTTCAGTAGGCGAAACCGTTGTATACAGTAATTCAAAAGCCCGTCCAGTAACAGACAGGCTCTTCTTGATAGTTTTCTCAATGTAATCTTCATCGACTGCTTTATTAAATTCATCAATCTGTTGCATAAGGTTATCAGCTTCAGCATTATCAACACCCGGTTTATCTGTCGGTGAATTGTACTGGTACTGAATACCTTTACCCAAAGAGTAACCAACCCGCATTGTCGTAATGTAGTGGGGATGACCACTTGCGATACGATTGTCAGCTCGGTTCTTGCTCTTGTCACTCTTCCAGTAGTGAATATCACTATCACCTTCATAGTAGCGTTGGAGCGTCGCAATTCTCGTTAACTGATGATTGTAATGATGTTCAAGAAACATATGAACATAATCGCTAATGTTGTCTTCGTTATATTGTGAGGTAGGAATCCGGTAAACCTTATTTGATTCACGGTCGAATCTCGTCCCACCTTTCAACATACGAATTGAATCCTTTTGTAATCCAAACGGTACACTGGCATAGTAAGCTTGTGAATCATCACTTGTATTAATCGCCATTTTATCCTCCTTTCTAAACCAGTCCCAAATCATTCAAGTAACCAGTAGAACGTTGGCGGTTCTTGTTTTGTTTCCTTGCTTGTTCCTCTTTCCAAAGTGGAGTAGCGATACAATATCGAACCGCATCTTGGGCGTGGTCATTCTCCTTAACAGGAGCACCTGTTTTTTCATCCCAGATGTACTGGTAAATCTCGTTAATGAAATTGGGTGCCGCACCCTTAACCACATAGAACTTGTGTTGCTTTATGATACTAGCAACACGCTCAATACCATCAAGCACATTCTTATAGCCATACTCGGTTTTAATGTGGTGCTGCCTGAAGTTGTTAATATGATCTGTTCTGGCTGTATCAGCAAAGAATATTAGACCCATGCCGTACTTCTTTTTGAATCGCTGAGCAACTCTAATCCAGTGTGGATCAACTTGTTCAAACTGACCATACGCTTCATCGACCAAGTAATAGTTACCCTTATCATCATGACCAATAACTTCAATCGCGGTTGGGTGGTCAAATCCCCAGTCAACGCCTGCCGTATAGGTTAGATTGTCTGGTAAATCTTCACGTCTAATAGTCATAGTTCGTTCATCAAAGTCTTTATAGACGGCACCTTCACCAGTGACCCATAGACCTTTAATTGCTCGATCATAATACATCCCCGATGGAGTTGAAGCTTTAATCCGTTCAACATAATCTGGCGCTAAGTGGGTGTTGTCGTCAATTGTAAAGTGATAGACAAGTTTCTTCATCTTCTCGTCTTCCTTGTCGATGTAGTCCACTTTTAACCAGTGTTGCGGATTATCTGGGTTGGTATCAACGATAATATGTGAACCGGACATTGAACAACGCTGAAGTATTTCTTGGAATACAGGTTCAACACCTAGTGTTGCTTCGTTAATGTACGCACCGTAAGAAGTAAAACCACGAGCGCCTTTCAATCCTGCCATCGTAGCAGTTGAAACGGGTGTTATATCAACGCCAAATAAATGATAATGGCCGTGACGGTCAAGCTTAAACTCAACACCAAACTGGTTCATGCATGAGATAATCACGTTCTTGTTAATACTGTCTGAACTAGCACCAGCAAGAATATACTGAGGGTGTTTATCGCCATGTTCTTTGGCAAGTCTAGCTGTCCTCCTTAACTCATAGATAAACAGCAGATTATCAATGAAAGTCTTACCCGAACGAACAGCACCAGTTAGAATCATCATCCCAAAATCATCATTCAGATAAGAGTGAAGCACTTCTAGTTGTTTTGGTGCTAAGTAATCACCTAGGCTCATTGCTCTTATCCTCCTTTGTAATGGTGTCTAACATCTTATCAAGCAACAGTTCCATATCCTGACCGTTATCTTTAAGAGATTTAATCTTCAATCGCTTCAATTCTTGGTCTAACTTAACGTTCTCTGCGTTAGCCATGTTGAGCTTACGGAATACTTGATCACGATACTTTTCAGGCAACCTGTTCTTCAACCAAAAAATAATTGCACTAGTATCTGGTGCAACTTCTTGTACTGTTTCAACAATCGGAATACGTTCATAGGTTGGAATTGCCAATGCAGCCGCAATAACTATTTCTTCCTTTGTTTTATCCGGGTGGTCCAATTTATAGGCATTCATATACTTAACTCGCTTAGCTTTGAGAACGTCACTATCAACTTTAACCATTTTGTATTGGGTTGTTTTTGTAGTTGTCCCCATTGCTTTTTTTAACAGAGCGTTTTCAACCTCAACGTCGACGACTTCCTTACCTTTTTTCAGGGCGTCAGCAATGTCAGGATGTTCCTTTTTCCAGGCGTATAAAGTAGGTCTTCTAATACCAATATTCTTAGCTATCTGCTCATCGGTCAGACCATCTCTAGCCCATCCCTGAAGCTTTTCGAGTTGTTCTTTTGAATGCCAATCTTTATGACTTGCTCTAGTCACATAAACCACACCACCTTTCATGCAAAATAAAAAGACCAGCTGTTAACTAGTCCTCAATCAATTCAGCTTTCTTTCCTGTAAAGTCTTCCCAGCGTTTGATAATCACATCAACATACTTTGGGTCAAATTCCATAACACAAGCGTTACGACCGTCTTGCTCGCACGCCATGATGGTTGTTCCGCTACCACCAAATAAATCTAGTACCACGTCACCCGACTTGGTACTATTTTTAATTTGATAGTCAAATAGAGCGACCGGCTTCATCGTTGGGTGCAAGTCAGCACGTTGTGGCTTATCGAAATGCATAACAGTTGTTTGTTTCCGATCCGAGTACCATGAATGGCTTCCACCTTCAACCCAACCATACAGACACGGTTCATGCTTCCATTGATAATCTTGACGACCCATCACTAAGTTATTCTTTTCCCAGATTAATTCTTCACGAACACTTAATCCGGAATTATTAGCAGCATTAGTAAAATTAACCACTTCTGAACTTGCATACCAGATATAGAACGATGCGCCCTGCTTTAAATTATCTTTTGCAGCACTGAAAGCATTAAACAGGAATTTGTAAAACTTATCATCTTCCTGACGATCATTTTTGATGGTCATACCGTCTTGCCCAACATAGCCCACGTTATATGGCGGGTCAGTTAACAGGAGGTCACATCGCATCCCCCCCCCACTAATTTTTTGACGTCTTCGGGCTTGGTGCTATCACCGCACATTAAACGATGCCGTCCTAACTGATAGATTTGACCCAATTTTGATTTAGGTTCTTCGGGAACTTCTTCATCAAAGTCATCTTCTTGGACTTCTTCATCATCTTCGGGGATGTCTAAATCAAAGCCAAAATCACTCATATCAATATCAGCAATATCTCCCAGCTCATCATCGAGCAGGCTCATATCCCAATCAGTTAATTCACCCGTCTTGTTATCAGCCAACCGGTAAGCTCGTACCTGTTCATCGGATAAGTTGCTCGCTACTACCACCGGGACTTTATCCATTCCTAACTTCTTAGCTGCTTTGTAACGGGTATGGCCAACAATGATGACATTATCCTTATCAACCACGATAGGTTGTTGCCATCCGAACTCTTTAATTGAATTAGCTACTGCATCAACCCCACCATCATTATCACGTGGATTGTTAGGATAAGGTTTAACCTCATTAATCTTCGCGCTTTGAATTTGCATTCTTCAGTCCCCTTTTCTTGATAAGAAATCGAAAGAATCCTACTAGCCAAAAGATAGCAATTACAATCCATGCTAGTAGCAAAATTACTGCACCAGCTCCCCAGTAGATAATTGCTGGGCTAAACACTAACCACCATGACCAGCTAATTGCTTTTGCTAGTTTTGCTCCGGTGAACATTGCTGTAAGAATTATCACTAGCCATTTCATTACGTTTTCTCGCCCTTTCTTTTTGTTTTCTATGCCGTTCAGCATGGTTTAGCATATACAGCTCTGCTCCACTACTGACCGTGCCCCAATTTTTATAATGTTTCATTGTTAAACTTCCCAGAAAATCCGTTCATTCAAGATATGCTTATAAGTTTTCATGGCACTCTTTTGCGCCTTAAGCAGTTCTTGGTCATCTTTATCCAAGTTATAGAAATCATCGCTTTTCATGAACTTCTTTAATTTACTGATTTTCAAGCCTAAATCGTCACGTTCTTTAACTAATTTCAAATTATGTTCACTCATATTTTTCACTCCCAAATAAAGACGTCCTAAAATTCCATGATCAAAAAAAGGCAGGCTATATGGTAAATGCCATTTTTGCTTCGTAATATCGTAAAGAGCCTTTTTACATGCAATATCATAAGGATTGCTTACAGGATTGCCTTTAATATCAAAGAACTGCATGCTTGGAATATCCGCACCTTGATATGTAAGAGTGTGATACACTCTGTCATCATCAAGTTTGACGAAAAGAATTTCATTGTATGCCATATATATTCCTCCAAACAAAAAAGCCAACGCTAGGCTGACTTAAAACTAATTATTATTTTCTGAAATATTATAGTCACTATTGAATTTGAAATTGATTAATAGCAGCATTTGAACAAAGTCCAAGATACGCTGTGCATCGTCCTTATTCTTAGCTGTCTGATCATGTGTAGCACTATTACCTTCAGTTCTAATCTTGTCAATCCACTCTCGGCTCTTTTCTGGAACATATCCATTTTCAACAAGGTAGTCAACATATTTAACAAACCGTTGACCGTCCTTAGCGCCATAGTAAACCGCTACATTTGCTAATATTTTACGACATATTAATATAACCCCAGTAAATGCTCCAGCTTGATATGAATTTCGTGCTTCATCATATAAACTCTGCACTGTATCTGGCAAATTAGTTATTGATTGACCATAAGCAGATCCTGGTGTCATTACATGATTTTCCATAAAAGATGGCCTCCCACAATACGGGCACAAATAGATTGCAGCATTATTGTTATATTTTAACGTATATCCATAGCTTGATCCTACTGTTTCTCCACAATATCCACATGTATATCTATAAGAATTTAAATGCCCTGCATTGTCCCAATTTTCGTAATCAATAATTGTATGAATCATATTATTTTCACCTCACACATATAATACAAAAGCCCAGTCAATTAGACTAGGCTGAGGTAAAAATAAAATGATGTGCCCGGCTTTCCACACCGAGTACGCTCCAACAAGCGATGTTGCATTGCACAAATATATTGATTTCTAAATATATTTTGTGGTACTTGCTGAAGCTCGTAAGCAATCGAGTTGATTGTGTTTAACAGTAAGGAAAGGGCTGTTCAGCTCCTTCTATTGATCTGATTGCTTACTATGCTGATGGACGGAATCGAACCGCCACATACCAGTAGTGAGCTGGAATGTCCCTGTTGTTGCACTACCAACATACAGCATCAGCGTAAACTTACGTAAGGAGTTGTCCCCTTGCCGCAAGTATAATGTGCACTCGTTAAGCCGTTGAAGTTGAGTGCGAACTTCTTTCGTTGTAATTTCAACGTGGTTGCCGTGAGACTAGCAGAGCCGGCTATTTATTTACTGTAATTTTAGAAAGGAGGTTTATCCAATCAGCACTTTTTATGAAACCAAACTACTGTCACCGTGAAGAACGTATTAAATACAAACGTGATTGTAAGTACATGCTAGTCTCAACGTGGATTATGGCCCCTGCCACCATCTGAGGGCTTGGCTACCCTTTCCACACGCTTAACAGAGAGAATCCTGAGTTGCTGGTAGTAACTCGTCTACTCCTCTGTCAGAGTCAATAAAGTCGTATTATTAAGCAGTTTAATGACATGAATGCTGAAGTCATTCGTGCTCAGGTCACATCTAATTCTTTCGACAATACCATTATTACTTATAAAGTAGCCCCGTGATGACCCCAATTTTGCCCTTCTTTTGCCTCGCTTTGGCCCATTTTTGTCCCAAATTTAGCATGAAGGTCTGGGATTATCTTTTCTTCAACAGAATAATAGTCACAAGCTGGTTCGATACAGTCCGCAAATTCTAATGCTGCCTGCTTAACTAGTTTGTTATAGGTACCATTGCCTTTATACCCAATTTGATTCTTAATCTTCCAATTTGGTAACTCATCAATATACTTTAACTGGATAATTTTTTGACTGGTAATACTACATCCCCTGATAGCGTATCTAACTGCATATAGAGCACTAGCATATCTTGAATGATTAATCATCCTTCTTTCAGAACCATTACCAGCAGAGGGTGCTTTAGGCATACCGTCAACGGATGGCGAACTGTAATCTCCCCATGCTCCAGCTTTTCGCTTGATTTCTGGTAACCGTTCATAGAAGAACCATCTTACAGCACGATAGGTTCCATCAACGTCTAACTCATCGAACAACGCCACCATTAGCACTCTCCCTTGTGATATAATTGATTTGCTTTTATTTTTTATACCAAACCGGGCGTTCCTATTCGGGGCGTCTTTTTTATCATTTTAAGTAATTCCAGTAGTTCTTACTTGTCGTCAACGATGAAGAACTAACCTCAATCGTTTTTCTTAGCGTCGAGCCAACACCAACTGGTTTGATAATAAATACCAGATAATAGCTAGTATACTTAGTACCAATGATTTCATACCGTCGCCCAAAGCAATATACCGGTTTATGTTCACGCATAGCCTTAAGAGCTGCCGATTCCATCAAATTTTAACCACCTCAATTTCTATTCAGGGCGTCTTTTTTATTTCATCGTGTAGCTAGTTGCTATCATTATCGCTATAAACTTGACCCAAGCATTAGTTGAATTATCAAAATGTCCTGGAAAAAATATAACTATTGATGCAACGATACAGTTAACATCTCCAAAAACGTTAATTTTCTTCATGCTTTTTCTCTCGCTTTAATTCATTCTCTTTCCGTCGTTCCCGCTTCTTCCGGAGACGGCTTTTTTGTTTCTTTTTCTTCGACTTCATGCTTCCTCCTAAAACCCGATTAAGTCGTGCACATCATAATCAATGTTCTTGTACACGTTGTAGTAGTCATACGTTAGGTTACCCTTGCTATTCCGCTTTACATTGCCATGTCGGTCACGTCTAGCATGTGCTTCCTGAATCCTCGGGTCAGTGAACCCAAACAACTTCATCTTGAAATCATGCTGACGAGGGACAACCACCTCAACCGGCAATCCAGTTCTTAGCGAGAACAGCTTAAAGCGTAGCTTAGCGCTCGTATCGACTGCTCGTTGATTAATTCCCGTTTTCACATCGTAAACGTGCTCAACAGCGCTATCAGTGCCAAATACCACGAAGTCTGGTGCGTACGTAATCCCCCGTTGGTTATATCCGCCCAGTGGGAACTTATCGATTATCTTGTAACTTGGATGTACCTTGAACTTCTTTCCACTGCTCTCGATGAACTGGATGAAGAAGTCCCGTTCCTTAATCGAATCAAAGTCCCAGTTCTTATAGTGAACTTTCTTACCAAAATGATTCAATTGCGATTAATCCTTTCGTGCGTATCGTCTACTTTAATCGTTGTAATCACGCCCAGCACGAAACCAACTGCTCCGGCTACTGTGATTGCTAGCAAATCATAGATGCTCATTAGTCGTCCTCCACCTGTTCCTTCATGGCTTCAATGGCTTCTTTAGGAAAAAATTGTGACAGATAATGTAAATTGGCATCTGTCCATTCTTCAGCATCTTCTTTAAATCCAAAATTGAAATTTGCATAGTCACCTCCAACAGCAACGCTCGATACGTATTGCTTAGTTGCAACTGGCCCTTCGATATATCGCATAGTTACTAGGCGATACTTCTTTCCTGGGAAACGTTCCTTAACAGGTGTTTCAAGGAACTCTTCAATCAGTGCTGATAGCTTCTCACGATCAGCGTTTGCGAAATACTTTCCTTGATTATCAACGTAGAAATATACATCCATAAAATTAGTGGCTTTTTCAGGCACCAATAGAAGTTCATCGTCATTACTGGAGCTTATTAAGATTCCGTCATCTCTTTTAATTGCTTTTAAATCCAAGAAAGAACTGTTTATTTCCTTGACAAGTTTGTTAATCTTCATTTTTACCATCCCTCTCTCATTCGTCCTCCATCGGTTTCTTCATCGCATCAATTGCAGGCGCTAATAATGGCTCACGTTCCACAAGCACTTTTAAATCGCTATCGTTATAC